GACACTGAGCGCCCACCAGGACCAGGATCGCCCCTGGTCGTATCTCCGCCATTGTTCGATCCCTTGGCAGCGCCCACAGCCTTGACCTGGGCGTTCTTGATCCCGATCTGGAGGTTGGCGGCATCCTCGGCCAGTTTCTGTTTACGAGCCGTGTCCTCCTGGATCTCCTGTTCGATGTCAGCGATGTCGTCTGCATCAAACCCGAAGCGGGTCTGCTGGACGAACTCGCGACTGATGATGCCCTCTTGCAGATACACCTGGTCGCCCTGGGCTCGTTGCATTTCAGCAAGCGAAGCGATGGCTTCGTCGGTCGCGGAGAGGCGCGGCCATTTGACCGCGTAGGGAACCTTCTTTGGATCGAGTCCTTTGAGGATCAGCTGCGTGTCGATCAACTGTTCCAGGCCCTGTCCCATGGTCGATTGGATCCGGCGCAGGAAGCGCACGTACTGGACGTCTTGCAAGGTCAGCGTGGCCTTGGCATTGATGTCCTTTTCGAAGCCCATGTGCGCTGGCGGAACTCGGACAGTCGAGAGCATCTTGCGGTGGAAGAACTCCATGTCTCCGATGTTCTGCAAGCCTTCGTTCTTCGGGTCAAGGATGTCAACCTTGGTCTGTTCTTGCACGACCTGGGTGCCCATTTTGATGTTGCCTGCGCTGAGATAGATGTCGCTCATGACCGAGAACTGTGACTCGCGTCGTCCATCAACAGTCTGGCGCTGGGTCATGGAATCGCGGAAGTTCTGGAGCGCCCGGATTTTCTCTGTCTGGCTCAGGCCGGTCGTGTCGACGTGATAGACCAGCTTCATGTAAGCCCGAGTCAGACGACCGATGATCATCGCCTCTTCCTCGGCCTTCAACTTGCGCCAGATGACTCGCGTCACCTTCATCATTGAACGTCCGTACGGGGACATGCCATCCCAGTTATGACGGAAGTGGACGATCTGCCAAGGATAGAAGGCTGCGATCACGCGCTGGGTCTGTACGTCGACCTGCGAGAAGGCACAGTCCTCTTTGCTGTTCAGACAGGTGCCATCGGTGTCGTAATTAGGGGCTCCTACAACCAGGTTGCCGAACTTGTCCTCGTTGCGGTAGATCGTGTTCGGCGGCAGGGCTTTGATCGCCACAATGTCGCCCTCGCCGTTGACGACGATTTCGTTGAAACCGTCGCCGAACTTGAGGGCGTTGCGCACGATGGAGTAGAGCTTCTTGTGAAGGTCCACCTTGGACAGCATTTCTTGGATGATCTCCAATGCGTTCGGGTCGTCGCAGACGACCTCAATTGAGGTCTGTACGCCATCTTCTGAGGAACACACATTGTCAGCAATAGTGTCGAGGGCGGTCGAGCATTCCTCTGATTGCTCGTCCATCTCCTGCACGTCCTTGTAAATGACCAGGCGCTCAACATCGGTGAGGAAATACTTGTCGAAGATCGACTGCACCGAGAAGGCTGTCGTGCCTGTGATGGTCGAGTCCTTCTGGTCGGGCTGTGGGCCTTTGTCCGGCTGGTTGCGGAAGACCAGTCGAGCGATGGCGTCGACAAGGCGGTTGCGACGAACCGGCTGGATCAGTTGGGGATCTATCACTCAGACACCAAAGACAGACCGACTCCGGGCATTTGATGAAGTTCTTGGCATTTGAGACAGAAGCCTCCTCTGGCTGTTCCAACCGTCGAGCCAGTCCATGGCTTTCCGCAAAGTGTTCGGTTCTGGTCCTCGCTTCGAACATGAACCATGTCTTCCACGATCACGTATTCGGGTACGCGCTCCATCGGGCGAATCCTACTCCGGTAGGCCCAGAAGTTCTTTGAGCGATCCTTCGAACTTGGCCAAGCGTTGATGTACCTCGATCACCTCTCCGCTCGTCACGGGATCGCGAACATCGTCGATTCGCGTGACCACTGTCCATTCTCGACCACAGTCACATCGGTGGTAGGTGTACTTGCGATCCTTGCTGCGCTGGACAACAAAATGAGCTTCGGACTGGAGTCTGCCACAACTGCACTTGGGAAGAACCTTAGCCATTTATATGACTTTCATATGTCTTTTATATCGAGCCGAAAGAGTCGATTCACAACGCCTGCGTCGTCGGGGGCGTGGTACGGAATTGGCTTGGCTGGGCCGTCCTGCTCCTTCTCGTCGTGGTAGGCCAACAGACCGACCGGCCAGTTCTTCGGACCTCCCGTGTCGCCTGGGCCTCCGCTGCTGCGTAGCTGGGCTGCCGTGCTGGCCATGCCCTGACCGGAGGTGTCGACTTTGGACACCGCCTCGCCCTTGGAACCGGGCCTCAGGCGCGCCCTCACTCCTTCGAGCATGACTGCATCCTACCGTGGCGTCGGGCGAAGGTGTATGTCTGCCAGTTTGCGTCTGTTGACGGCTCCGAGCGACACCGTGGGAGCTTGTGCGTAACTCGCTACGCCAGCACAAAGATAGCGCAGGGCGTCCATCAAGTGCTCGGCAGGCTGGGGCTTCTTCGGCTTGTCGAGCAGCTGGTCCTCGTCGTGCGGATCCTGTGCCCAGACGTACTGATTGCGGTAGTCCATGAAGGTCTTGAGTCCACGCCAGACTTTCAGCCGGCCTGTTCTCATGCGGTCGTAGACCAGGTCGATGCCGTAGTTGACAGCGTTCTCTCCTGGCTCCATCGGATAACCCATCTGGTTTGCGACCTCAATCAGGTCAGGAGAGGTTGGATCGCCCCAGGACTGGTCTATCAGATGGAAGTTCCACGACTTCCAGATTTGGACATGGTCTTCGAGGGTAAGGTCTGGTACTTCGTACTCAGCGACGATGTGGAGAACGTCGTCAGGGGATAGCCGTGCCCATAGGCCGGTGGTGGGGTTGTTAAAACCGAAGTCATGTCCAGCGAACGCAGGCCAGTCGTCCGGGATCTCGAACGGGTCTTCCCAGAGTTCCGAGTCATCGGGGTCAGGATAAACCAGGCCGTAGGGCCTCGCCCATTCCCCAAGCACGTAGACACGGAACTTGTCCTCGCGCCAGTTCTTACGCAGGCGCTCGATGTTCGATAGAGAGAAGTCTTTGTTGTCCAGCGTCTTGCATGGGATCCAGTCGATATCGGGATCACCGGCTTCGTAAGCGTCGTACACGTCGGTCTTGAGCCAGTTGTTGAAGTACGGGACGCTGGTGATGTAAATCTGGGTTGGACGCTTGGCGTCGCCCTTGCGCATGGCCGTCCTGCGTTGTGCGACTTCCCAGGCCAGCCGGGGCATCTGCCCACCTTCATCGATCCAGGCCATGCCGTCGAGGTGGACCCCTTCCAGGCTCTGTGGCTTCTCTGCGGAGCCGAACATCAGCACGGAGTTGTTTGTCAACTCGATGGTCGCCTTCGTTCGGTTGTACTCGTATTTGATCTTGTTGCGCTTGAAGAATTCCTCGAGCTCGTAGATCATCGTGCGTACTACGTGACGCTCGAAGCCAAGCCCGATGGCCAGGGATCGCGACCCAGGACGCTCGGACATGATGCCGTAGACCTTGAATGGTGCTCCCCACGTCTTCCCCGACCCCGAACCGCCTACGTGGCCGACGATGTACTTAGTGCTGTGTATCGCCCGTAGCTGGTGGTAGTAGAGGGCTGTGAACTGCCGGGGTTCCTTCGATGGTGGCGGCACGAGATTTGATCTCGTCCAGGAATCGCTGGGCGTCTGGATCTCTTGGGTCGGCAAGGATATTGATTTCGACTCGCGCTCCCTCAGGAGCTTGCTCTTTGCGATCTGCATAGTTTAGCCCGATCAATTCGGCCTGCCTCTCCAGCACCTTGACCGCCACTTCGACGGCTCGCGGCTCGCCTTTGATGATGCCCTTCTCCAGCTTATTGAGCATGTTTTCGGTTCGCTCGATGTGCAGCAAGATCCAGTCCTGAATCTCCAATCTGCTTGAGCGCGCAAGCTCGCGCTTGACGGCCTCGGATGCCGAGGATTCGTGGTTGTAGCCGAGCACCTCGCAGATCCGCGACCAGGTGAACCCGGCACGCTTCATCACCAACGCCTGTCGTGCATTCTCGCGCTTTTCGATGTACGACTGGCTCATGGGCCGCTTCACGAAACCCGTGGGCATTGGCGTGCCCTTGACCTTGCCTCCGGTCTTTCCTCCCTTCCGCTTGGGAATCTTGATCAGGGTGTCGCCAGGGATCAGACGTGACGAGGTCACTACTCGCCTACGAAGCTTCCGTCATCAGGATCCCAGCGAAAGTGCCATTCGATGGGCTTGTCCTGACTGATCTGTTCGCGTGTCAACTCGTTCTTGAAGAGGAAGATGTTGGCTCCGTGAGGCGTCGTCAGGTCGAAGTGCGTCCGACAGCCCACGCAATACGTCCCGCCGTAGAAAGCGGGGTTACGTGCGTAAGTCTCTGCGATTGCAAGAGCCATGTGCGTCACGACTCCACACTTCAGATGTACGTAATCCTGTCGAACGGGCCGTACGAAGCCTTTGGCTCGTTCCTCTGGCGGGAGGATCAGATAGCACTCCTGCATCCCATCCGGGCGGATCAACTTGATGCACTCGTCGTTCCGGTCGGTTGTCAGTCCCATCAAAGCTCCTTGTACCACAATTGCTTGAGTTCTCTGAGGCGAGGCAGATCGAGAGCGAGTTCGTCGTGATCCCAGCCGATGGGATGCGACATGCGGTCGTACTTCCATCCCGCTGCTTTCAGCGAGATGCCCGGTTCGCTGCCCAGGATGTAGGTCTGGATCCGAACGAAGCCCAATGCCTTTGCTGCGCGAGCAGCCGCGCCGTAGAGGAACGAGCAGGCGTTGGGGGTTCCGTCCGTGCAGAGGCGCGTGACCTCTGCCCACTCGCGTTGGTTCTGTCCTCCGACCGCACGCGCAACAATGGCGACGCCCACCAAGACTCCTTCTGCCACAACACCGACGCTGAACCTGTGGCCCTGCGTACGACGGTGATGGCGATGCAGGCGCTCCACGAAGGCATTGGCCTCCGCAAGTTCTACATGGGCCAGAGAAAGCTCAGACTGTGAAGTCGTGCTCGTCGCCACCGACAAGGCGGGGAAGCTCCTCTGTGTACTCCTGCCAGCGTCGCAGCGTCACATCGGCAAAGCCTGGATCCAGTTCCATCGCGTAACAGACCCTACCGACTCGCTCGGCTGCCAGCAACGTCGTGCCGGATCCGGCGAAGGGATCGAGGATCAGGTGGTTGCGGTTGGACGAATTGTTCAGGGCACGCTCGACAAGCTCGACAGGCTTCTGGGTCGGGTGTCTGTACTCCCTCGCGTTCTCGCGGTCGATCTTCCAGACGTCACGTTCTCGCTGGCCGGCGTGCCAATGACTTACCTTCTCGCCCTTCCAGCCAAAGAGAATGAACTCGTACTGAGTCCGGTAGTGCTGGCCGAGGCCGAAGTGACCTTTGTCCCAAACGAGCAGGGACTTCTGGTTCCAGAAACGAGCGAAGGCGATCCGCGTGTCCGGGTAGCCGTTCCAGTCCATGCAGACGTAGACGGAGGCTCCGGGATGGAGGTGCTGGTCGATCTGACCGAACCAGACTTCGAGCGAGCGACGAAAGGCGACAGCGCCTTGGTTGTCGCCTTTGATGCCCAGCTTGCCGAGTCGCTTCATCTTCTGGCTCACAGCGGCATCTGAGCGACCGTCGTAGTTCGCGTTGTAAGGCGGATCCGTGAAGACCATGTCGGCCATCTTCGTACCCATCAAACCCTGCATCCCTGACGAGGCATCGCCCACCCAAAGCCGGTGCTCGCCAAGCTGCCACAGCTGGCCTTCCTGAGTGAATGGTTTGCGTGGCTTCCCAGGGGCGTCGTCGACGTCCGTGGATCCCTGGTTCTTTTCCTCGCGCAGCAGCTTGAGTAGTTCCCGGTCCTCGTAGAGCGAACCCTCCAGGTCACCGCGCTCAGTCTTGATCTCTTGCAACAGGACTTGCAGCAGACCTTCGTCTTCGGTTGCTTCTTTGCCGGGACGGTTGTCGGCCAGCATGACTTCGATGGCTTGAAGGTTGTCGCCCTTCAGCGGGAGGCGGATCACCGCCATCTCCTTGATCTCTTGCTCCATGGCAGCCATGTACGTGTGGTTGCCCATGAGCACGAAGTTGTCCGAGGACACGACGATGGTACGGAACTGTCCGTGCAGGTCGAGCGAGCGTCCGATCATGTCGGTGTCGCCGTTGTGCGGATTTCTGGGATGCGGCTTGAGGCTGTTGATGTCGACCACCTCGGTCCACTTCTTCAGTTGTCCAGGAGTGAAGCGTTGCCTCTTAGGTGCTGGCATGGACTCGATTGAACTCCTCTGCTCCGATGCCTGAGTGGTGCTCGTATTCGACCGCGTCGCTTTGCATACGGAGGTGGTAGGGAATCGAGTCGGCCCAAGAGTCGAGCAAGGTCGTATCCCAGCCGGGGCGAAGCATTGGGTGTTGAAGCAAGACGGAGCGATCAATCACAGAGCACCAACAGAGGAAACCAGTCTTTGGGCTGGGCATAGGGAGCAGTTTGGCGCTGACAAACATGCCGGGGAAGCAGAGATCGCGCATCGAGCCTTTCTTGATCTCTACGTCGAAGTCGAGGATCCCGACGTACTTGCCTTGCGCGGCCACGATGCCCGACCAGAGATTGCCAGGGTGGCCCAGGCGATGGTCGTGCGTGATGTAGAGGTTGCTTACCTTTGCAAGCGACTCACTAAACGGACCGTCCTCGCAGATGATGAGTTCGTCGCAGTCGTAGCGCACGCTCATGGCAAGCCTCAGCGTCATATCGAGCAGTAGAGAGGTACCCGACCAACATGGGATGACGATGGAAAGCTCAGGGGACATTGGTCATCTTCCAGACTTCGACGCAACGCATCCCATCATCCGTGAAGCGCCATCGCTCAACCTTTCGCTCCTCGGGCCAGAACACCATAATGTCGCCCTTGCTGTGCCAGGTGAAGTTGCGTGACTCGTGCGTCCGGTGGTCTTGAAGGAACTCAGTTGGTAGATCCTGGTTTTCCGTCATCTTTGCGAAGTATGGCGTCCGTCAACCGCTTCACGCGGCCCTTTTTCTTCTTCGGCTTGATGATGACAGGGTCGGGGATCTTGGCTTCCTTGGGAAGCTCAGGAACGTCCACACCACGGATCCGCTTGAGCTCAGCTTGGAAGACACGCTCCATCTGCGATTTGATCTTCTTCGGCTTTGTCGCGATCCGCCGCTGGCCCTTGACGCGCTTGCGAGGCTTCGACTTGAACAGGTAGTCGGTGTCCATCTGGACCTTTTCTTTGCTCACAGGTTGGCTTCGCTCAAAGGCAGCTGTTCTGGCACCAAAAGTCCTGAGGACTCAACCTGTCCAGCGGCTGGAGCCTTCGAGTCCTCAGCACTCGCCAGGCCCAGATGCTGCTTGATCTGGCGAATCTCACGCACGATGTCGAGCATGACGGCAATCGTGTTGAGTTTCACTCCGACCTCGCCTGGATCGTCCTTGAGAGAAGCCTGAACCATGATGTTGAGATTCGCTTCGACGACCTTTAGCCGCTCACCGACCGGGATGGCCAGGTAGCGACGAAGGATCGTCTGACTGGACTCTGATTGCTTGATCGAATCAGACACCGAACACTCCCGGCGTCACGTTGATGCCATGGGCAAATTCGTAGCCACGGACAAACGCCTTGACTCGTTCAGGTACATCCTTTGGTTTGGATCGCTGGAGAAGCATCTTGCCGCAGTCCTCGCAAAAGTCCAACCAGAACGTCCAACCTTTCTTCGCTGGGACTTTTGCGAATCTGAGGCTGACTGGCCGTTTCCCCGCATCGCCCAGGGCGCGGTCGATCCGAACGTGAAGATGCTGGCAATCAGACATCGTGGATCAGGACGTAGGCCCCGTTGGCGTCCTTGACCAACTCGGTAGTCATGCACGCAAAGCAGACCAGGTCGTACTTCTTCACGGTCTTGCCCTTGTGAGGACCTTCTGCGACGACCGTGCCGTCCCCCTCCACGACGAAGCTGACCGGCGAGCTACCGCAGAGGGCGCACTTGTGAGCCTTCACTGTCCTACCGACTCCATCCACAAGATGCGAACCACGTCAACGATAAGTAGGACGGCTGCGAGGACAATGAGAATCTCCAAGAGGAGGATCACGCCGCGACTGGTCCGAGCATCCCTCCGCAGACGATCTCGGCCCCGTCCGGCCCGACTCCTGTGGCGGGACAGCTGCCGTCCTCGGTCTGGACATCCTTGGCGTAGAACCGTGCCCCGCAGGTCGCGCAATGCATCACGGTGTCCGCATTGATCGTGGTGCCGTTTTCGAGCGTGACCGGGATGAAATCGGAAGGGGCCTCCGAGGGGGTCTGAACCTCGACAGGGTCCTGCGGAGCCCCCTCGGTGACCGGGGTCTGGATGGCTGGTTCGTCGCCTTCGACGACGGTGCCTGGAAGATCGATGGGCGGCGAATCCGGTTCTGGCGTCACGTCAGCCTCTTCGATGGTCGGTGGGTTTTCTGACACGTTGTTGTCCTCCAAGATTTCTTCCGCCGTCGCGTCTATGACCTGGCCAGGAGCGACGGACGTGGCGCGTGCCTTACCACCGGGCTTGGCAGACCGTCGCTTCTTGCTGGCCACGGGTTGCAGTATGGGGCACAAAGTAAAGGCCGGTCAAGCCCACCACGACCAGACCGGCCCGAGCAACGTGCAGCGGGGACACTCTAACACAGAGTTTGCACGAAACGTGTTACCTGTTCTGTCGGGTTTAGGGCAGGGTTGGGTTGGAGGCGTGGAGGGCGAAGAGGACGAGTCCGATTGCTGATAAGAAGATCGCTGCCAGCCCTGTCATGCAGCCGATGGCTCCGAGCGCCCAGATCCAGACCGAGCCGATCCCCTGGCCCTTGCCTCGCTGATTGTTGATGAAGTCGAGCACGGGCTGGTGGGCTGTCTGGAACTTTTCCCAAAGGCTAGCCATCTCTTCCTTGGTCGCGTATGTGGCACGACTCTCTGACCACTGTCTAAGAATGTCATTGTGCTGGGAGTCCTTATACGTCTGAATGTCCCGAGCCAACGCGATGGCTTCTGCTCTCGCAGTATCAGCAATCGAGAGGGCTCGTTGGTCGGCAGCCCTCAGTTCGTCGAAGTGTTCTTTGAGAGAAATCTTCTCGGCCATCACGCCCTCAGTTCGTGGAGGCCCCGCAGGTTGATCACAGAGGCCGCGATGGAGATCACAGGGAGGACGACTATCAGCCACCCGGATTGCCTGAGCCCGACCAAGAAACCCAGACCGGCCAGGAAGAGTAATGCGTTGAGGACAAGACGGGTCGCTTCGACGCGCACGAACAGCGTCGCAACGACTTCAAGTTGTCCGTTCAACCCGAGTTCCCTTCTGGCCTGTCGCTTGAGCCAGACCTCGCGCATCCACCAGCTGTGCAGAGCAAGAGCGACGAAGGCTACGACGGTGAAACAAGCGACGACGGTCATTGACTGGCCCCCCCGCGTTTCTTTCCTGGGATCCGAATCGTGATGATGGCGGCCTCTGAACGCAAGCGATCCGCACGGGCACGGTTCAACTCCAGCGTCCTTCGGGCCGCGTCCTGATCCGCCTTCGTGTCGGCTACGACGCGGCGTCGGAATATGTTCATCTTGTGGCCTGCCTCGTTGAAAGCTGCACCCCTAGCGACCACGCTTGGAAGACTCCAGGATGTTCGTCAATTGCTCGTTCTGCCTGACCGCATCTTGAGCAATTTCCTTCCAGGCGTTTCGATCCTCGCGCATCTCGTTGTACGTTCGACCGAATACCCAGTAGCCGAAGAATCCTGTGATGAGGATCACAGCGAAGATGGCGACCGGACCACCTCGCGTGAGTAGATCTATGACCTCGGGGACCGTCATTCCGGCCTCGCGTGTGGTGGCTGCACGGTGGCTGGGAACTTACCATTTACCTGCCTGCCCCGCACCCTACCAAATACCGGGTGTCTAGTAAGTGAGTGACTTTATTTAACAGCCACCCTTCAGCAAGGCGGGATCAGACTGGTGACATCACAGCGTGCCCCGGATCCAGTTCTGCCCCCGCAGGAACGTGGCCACCGCAAGGATGAACCCGACGATCCAGAGGATCTGTTCCGGCACGGCGAAACCAAAGTGCAGGAGGATCAGCGGCACAGGCCAGAGCGTAACGAGCAGAAACACCAACACCGCCACCGCGATTCGCAGGAGAAGCATCCCAACCGGTCCAAGTGCTGTCATAAGCCCACAGTAGCAAAGGCGTCCGTAACAAGGGCAGCAATAATTTCTGACTCTCATAGGCACCTGACTTTGTCTACTCGGCATCCCCGCCTTTTCTCACCTGAGTGGGAACAATCACGCACCCGGCCGGCTGGTACCAAACATATGTACGGGTACCAGGGGTGGTGTATCTGGCCGATACATGCACGAGGAACGCGGGGGGAAGGACACAAGTATTTTCACGTCTTGCACAAGATCGAACAGCTTTTACAGGCACGCGACCTGGCCATGCCCTAGACTCGTAACTACAGGGCAACAGGTACACAACGGGTACGCAGTACCCAACCTGACCACCCTGGTAAGGAGACCCGTATAGAAGCACGCATAGCGACCGTCTAGCGACGCAGGGGAAACGGTATCTCTTGAATGCATAGGTCGATGCTCGCGGTAACCGCTCATGTCGAGCGTAGCGAGGCCAACCTTCAATGCTGGGAGACCGCGCGTTGGAATCACGAAACCACCCTGAACCGTGCCGAAGGGCAATCGACACGGTCGCGCCTAGTGTGAGTGGCGCATGGTAGTCGCGGCGACGAGTTCGGTGCTGGGTTTGACGCACCGACCGACCATGGCGGGAACCATGGGTAGCAAGGAGACCACAATGGCAGACGGCGAGCAGAACGGTACGGTGACGGTCGAGGAGCCGACCACGGATGCGGCGTCCGAGAAGCGGTACACGCGCAGCTTCACCCCCGAGCGCGGGTACGACACGGTTGCCTTGGTCGCGCTGGTCGCGCCGACCAGCTTCGCGGTAGACGCGGAGACCATGGCAAGCATCGAGGCTAAGGTGGCCGAGGCGGCCATCAAGATCCTCAAGACGGCGATCCCGACGGCGACCGAGATCTCGACCGAATCCAGCAAGCGCTGGACCCGCGTGCAGGGAGACTCGGTAGAGACCAAGCGCGCGCCGAAGGTCAAGTCGGCGGGAACCTCGAAGCGGCTGGATAGCTTCTTTGAGGCCACGATCGACCTCGCGAAGCTGCGCAAGCGGGCGATTGCCCTCGCCGACGCGAAGGTCAAGGCCGGGACCCCGCAGGCAGACGCCCGACGGGCGGCATTGCTGGAAGCGGCGGCCGAGCAGGATGCCACC